AGGAACGGATGCTATTTTGATAAAAATAGACCTTACTCAACAGCACCCACCCACCTGGGCTAGCTTTGCGTGCGGGTTCGCTGCAAAAAACAGTCTTGGTACCAGCACCAAAATTAACTGGTGACGTTCCATTACTCCCGTCATAGACGACAGTTCGCGTTAGCGTCAGCGTTGCTTGCGTAAAAGTACCCTGACCTGTTTCCCACTCATCTGTGTTTGGGTTGACGATTGTGTAATAGGTAGGAAGACCGTCTAGTATGGAAAAGTTTTGGAAACCACCGGGGTCAGGCGTATCTGACAGAGTGAACGCGCCCGTGCCGGTAGAGGTGGAAGAAACCTTTACGCGGTCACGGACTTTGATATTCGCCATTACACCGCCTCAAGCGTTGCTTCCGCAAACCACCGTTGCTGCACAGCGCCCTGCGCGTCTGTCCACTCCACCAGACAAAAAACTTCTCCGGTGTCTGGATCCATGCGAAAAGCCTTTACCGGACCTTCTGGAATAACAGCCCGCACACGAACCGTTTGATCTTTGGCAAAAGTGGCCATACGCCCTCCTATTAAGCAGCGTCAAGACTGAACGTATAGGTCACATTCAGTGTATCGCCACTGGCTACAACACGATCCCCAGGCGCTGCAAAATCGGCAGCGGAGAATAGCACGCCCGATGTGCCACTCTTGGTGTTGTCGCTAATCAAAAATGCACCGCCAATGGTAGACGTCGCGTTGATGTTGAACACTGCTGGGGATGCGCTGTTCGAGATCACCGACGGGTCGGCCGTCGTAGCCGAACCAAAAGAACAAGCAGGGCGGGTGCTGTTACTGTATGAAACGTCTTCCGTCCAGCCCGCATGCGAAGACGCCGTGTCGCCAGCAGCGGGGTTGTTAGACGCAGCCGCGCCGTACAGGCCGACATACCACGCAGCAGTGTACGAAGACCCTGAGAAGTATTTGTCGTTCATGTCTTTAAGACCGACGTTAACAACCAAGTTGTGGCTTTCAGCGGCCCATTTTAAGTTGCCGTCTTTGTCGAAACACTCGACCTTGAACACCCCGCCGCCGCTCATAGCGTCTTTGGTGCCAGATTCAGGCTTTACGACCGAACACTGCGTAGCGTCTGCGGCGCTAGATTTCTGAAACATCATTTCAAACTCCTTTTGAAAAACATTGCGGCCACAAAGCCTTAGTTGCATTGTAGGGTATCCATTCGTAGACGTACATTAGTTAACCTCAATCCGAGACTGCCCAGATCGGTAGCTATCTTGGCGAAGTTTGCCGTCACCCAAGTTCTTGAGCAACGCGATCGCCTGCAAGTACATCTTCTCGTAAAACTGTACAAGATCAGCTTCGCCCTTCATGAACCGAATAGCCTCAACCAAGGAGCCGTTCAGCAAAGCAGAGTCAAAGTTATCGCCCAGCCATGTTGTTCCTGCCGCAACAATCGACTCTGGATAGTAATAGTAATGCAGCTCCGCCGTATACGCAGCATCTGGAGTCGGCCCCATGATGAAACTAAGCTCAGTTTCCAACCCAGTAGTTGGGCCAAAAATGGCATAGTGGCGCGGCTGACCGCTTGCTGACGCAGACGGATACGCTTCTCGGATGAAGTTCACATCTTTGTTGAGCAAGAATTGATAGTCCCCAGAAGCATCTACGATGGCCAAAGAGTACACGGCCATAAAGTCCGCAGGAGCCGACAGGTACTTGTTACCGGAGACTAGGGCTCCAGTGACATTCTTGCGCAAACTCGGTAGCTGCACCGTGTTGTAGATGCGCTGTTCAGCCTGCTGAACAAACATGGCGAGCTGATCCGCTGTGAAGGTGTTTTCACAGATGTCCTGAATGTTGGTGGTCAGCTCACTGTAGTTCATGCGTCACCTCACGCCATTGGGCCGCGTGCCCGCGTGCCTTTGGTTGCCGCACCGGTGCCGCGAATCTTCACGCCACCGCCTTTGGCCAACCGGGTCTTGGTCTTGCCCGGGTGCATATTGGCCTCATGCCTGTTGATGGCTCTCTGAGCCATCTGCTTGTCCATCTTAACGTCGTCGTGCTTCATTTTTGCCATGATTCGCTCCTTAGCGGCCCGGATCAGTGTCTGGGCGGGGGTTACGCAGGGCCTGCGGGTCATTTACTGGGTATTTGCCCAATTGTAGTTGCGGATGGTCAACATCCATACAGCTACTGCAGACCAACAAGCCAGAGGGCTTCTGGTTAATCACCTGAGTGCTCAGCTTCTTGAGTTTAAAACTCAAGCCACACCGGTCGCAAATACCAAGTGCGCGTTTGGTAGATGCAAACCGGTTGGTCATATGTGCATCCCACGCGGAACAAACCGCACAGACGCTTTTTCACGGTCTTCATCAGCAGCCAACTGCCAAGCCTCGTCGTACTGCTGCTTCAGAATCTGAAGGCGCTCAACACCGCCCGGAACCTTCATGGCGACGTAGTAGGACAACCCCGCCACCATGCACGGGATGAGTCGGAACGGCAAGTCCATCGTGTTCACACCGTTACCCGCATCCTGAATCCGGCGCATGCGCCAGTAGATCAGCGTGTACTTGTCCGATTCGTCGGGAACAGGCCAAACCGTAACACTCGGTGTGATGGTTCGATTGACAAGAACCTGTACAGGTCGGCCCTGCGATGTTTTTGTCGGGATGCTTGAGTACGTACTCACGCTAATGCGCGATATAGTCAGATCGGACTGTGTACCACTCGTGGTGGTGCGGATCACTTGCTCAAGCAAATCAACAGTATCTGCAGGCAGGTCATACGAAGCCGTCCCTTGCACCAGGGGGATTGAGCCTTGCTCGAACGTCCACATGTTGACACCGCGATTTGCCCAATCGGCAAACAGCAGATTAAGAGAACGTCGAGCAGTGCGTAGATCATAGCCGGAGCGCAACTCGGAACCGGCACGCTCAAAGGCTTCCTCAACGATCTCCGTGAGATCCATGTTGAACGAGGCGGTTCCTGAAGTTGTCATTTGGCTGTCCTTGCAGACTGCTTGAAGGCTTTGGCTGTAGGAGCGCCGGGAGCACCCGGTTTACGCATCTTCTCACCTGAGCCCGCTGCAATCCGCTTGCGTTTTGCGTTGATGTTGGCGTACAGGCCAGTAGAGCCGCCCTTTGCATAGCAGCCCTGCTTGATAGCGCCCATTCCTCGGCTCGGCATCATGTCAGCACATCCGGCCTTTGGTCTTGCCCTTGCGAGCAATACCGTCACCACGAACCTTACCACCGCCAGAGTACTTCTTGACCTTGCCGCCGCACTTCATGCCAGTCGCCTTGTCATAGGCTTCGCCAGCACGACGCATCATCTCACGGTCTTCATCCTCTTGGCGGAAGCGACGCTTCACGCTCTCAGGAACCTCCATCTCTTCTTCGGTAAGCGTGCGAGCAGACTGGGGCTTTGACTTCGGCTTAGCAGGCGTTCGCTCCTTCTTGCGCTTCGGAGGCATCTTCATACCAACACTAGCGTCATCGGGCTCCATCGGCATTTCCATGCCCTCACGGAATACGTTAGACATTGCGGTGTTCCTTCATAAAAGCGTCTAGCTTGCTTTCCAGCCGGTCTAGCCGGTCAAGAACGCGGTTGATGTCAGCATGCACCTCTACTTTGGTGACATACTCTTTTGCCATCTCTTCCCGTGTGCGGTTCAGAAGAATCTGCACCCGCTTCAGCTCGTCCATCTGGGCCTTCAGAACCCAAACAATGAACCCTCCAGCGGCAGAAAGAATGATGTTCCACAGCATCATATCCATGTCAACAATTCCACGCTCTCAGGCTCTTGTTGATGCGACTGTTTGGGTCTTTCTTGGCCTTCTCACCGGTGTTCTTGGCCTTCATGCCCTCCATCCGGGCGCAGAACGACTTGCGGCGTGCTGCATCCTTCTTGGTTTTGGGCTTTGGCGCAGGAGGCTTAAGGTTCATGCCCTGCTTTTTTGCAGAGGCGCGACCTTTAGCATTGAGCCCGCCTTCGGGGTTCTTGCCCTCTTTGCGTGTCCAAGCGGGTGACTTAGCCATAGAACACCGTCACAGACGAGACGTTGGTGGGCACAACCCAGATACCAGTCTCAAAAAGGATGCCTTCGCCCGGCAGCAACATGTGCTGGGTGTCAGCAACGCCGGCTGTGGCAATGTTGAGTTTGACCGTGCCGCCGTCGCCGTCTTCAATCTGCACAGAACCAGCAGTGCCGGTGGTGACAAAAGACAATGCCTTCACGCGAGCACGCGCGGCATAAGCAGAACCTTCGGCGGTTACTGTCGCAGCTTTTACGTCGGTTTGGACGCTCATAACAAAACTCCTTTAACTAAAAGACCCGGTAAGTAAATGTTACCGGGCGAAGTTTACTTATGCTGCTGCGATCGCTGTGCCAGCAGGGCTGATCCAGTCCGAGCCATCCGACACAGCCAAGCAAGGAGCGCCAGCCAAGCCGTCAGAGACGTAAATCACGGTGCCAACTGCGCCAGCATCGGGAGCGGTTGCAACGGTGTAGGTGGGGGCAATAAAGCCGTTGGTCGAAGCAACGGGGCC